TTCTGTTGCCCATCGTTGTACCATTTGTACACAAACAGTTTTGACCTGTCCTCTGACGACAGACATACAAGGATGTCCTCGTTGCTGGACGTAGCCATCTTAACGATGTTCTTAGGGACGTACTTGGGGATGTGGGCTGATATCTCTAGGGCATCACGGATCACCGTATCACTCTGGATATAGTATTCTCTGATGCTAGAGAACTCACCCTTCTTGGAGGGGAAGTACAGAGATGTACCAGCACCCACAGGGGCTACACCAATGTCACTCTCAAACTCTGTTGAGGGGGACACGGAGATAGTCTGTGGTGTTAGGTTGCCATCACTGTCGATAATAAACTGAGTAGAGTCTGAGAAGATCGTCAGTGTTTCGTTGAAGGCGATTGCGTGTTCCAGTAGCGACACCTTGGTGTGGCTGATAGACACATCAATAGGCCCGTCTGCAAGCACTGTGGTAACTGTCTCAGGGAAGAACCTGTAGAAGTCACCAGCGGCAGACATAACGATGTTCTCTTGCGACAGAAGCCCAAGACGATTTCTAAAGAAGAAGATGTCGTTTAGTTTCTGTCCTACAATAGATGGGTTGGGTGCAGAGTCTAGGTCACCAACCGTGCGTTCACCCCATGTGATAGGCTGTAGGGTGAATGAGCTTGCGCCGGGTACGATAGCGTATGGCATCGTAGTGGCGTCAAACTGGTATGTGATACCCGGCTTGACCGTTTCCTCGTAAGCATTGCCGCTCAGTGATTTAACATAGTAGTTATCAAAGGCGTTGTTCTGGTCACCCACCACCTCGTAGTAACGTCCTGCTGGTGGCTCCTCAAAGATTTGGATGTTGTCACCATTGGCAGGGGCAGTAGTAAATTTTATCTGGTTGCCATCTGAGGTGAAGCTGAAGCCACTGGTCTGTAGAACGTCATTGATCTTTACCTTCACATCGCTCTGGTTGCCGTAGTTAAAGGAGATGTTGAACAGCGTGGTGTTGTTATCACCCACATAGATTGTGTTTTGATCTACGGGCAGATCAGCAAACTCTTGGAACTTCGTAGATACGAGGGTGCCGGGAGTGGTTGCTGTGTTCATAGCGACAGTCTTTGACTTGTTCACGACAAACGTAAAGTCAGCAACAGTCAGAAACTTTAGGTCTTTAGCTGGGTTGGTAGAGTACAGGTAAGCCTTGTCGGTTGTTGATGCGTTCAAGGTAACTGCATTACCAGTATCAATATCAAACAGATACATGAATACGTTACTAGGCGGCACACACAGAACGATAAGCGAGTGCTTACCGTTGTCCCCACGGTCAATGATGTGGGTTGCTATGTTACTCCCCGGCAGGGCTGTGCTTAGTTTTGCAATGTGTTCTGAAGGTGGCCGCTTAATAAGCCCATCAACAACAGAGGAAAGCGCATTGATCTGACTTTCCCCCTGTGTCAACTGCCGCATTGCTGCTGGCTGTTGGCTCACCCCATTCAACAGATTGGGGATACTGGTGCTGACTAGGGGCATAGCGATTACCTTACTGCTCTACGAGGCGCACCTCTTGAAAGAATTTTGTATGTATCAATGTTGTCTGTAAGCACGTTGCTGTCGTTGTTTAGCTTCTCACCACGTTCAAATAGCAAGACTGCTTCACGCTCATCATCAGCCGTGAATCCATACAGGGTATCTGACCCCATGAACCTCGCCTGAAAGCGTCTAGCTGCCTTTACAGTGACCAGTCGCCTAACGTGCTGTGGTAGCTCTGTGAAGTCCAGCAGCAGTACCATGTCAACGTACAGTGTACCTGTGAAGTCTGAGTAGCTGCGCTTATCCCGGTCATATAGACGGTTACCACGATGCACAACGTCAATGTCTCTACTGACATCTACGGTGTCGATCCGGGCGCAGTTAGTAGGCACAAGCACCTCACCATTTACAGTCGGTGTAAGTGGGTAATTGATTTCTGTATTGGAGTGTAGTCCAGAAGACTGAATGTCAACTGAAGTCTCATCAAGGATGGACTTTGCCAACGATACGTCAACTAGGGAAGGGTCATTCAAACTAGAGACAGGTGACTCACCGATGGCACTTAGCATGATGTTGACAGCTTCTAGTTCTGTAGTTGGAGTTGCCATATCAAATCCTCTAAGGTAAAAAAAAGCGGAAGCCCCGAAAGGCTCCCGCTAGAGATTTAAGCAGTCTGAATCTGAACAGCAGCTTCAGGACGCAGTACGCCATGACCCATAGCATACTTAGCTACCATGAGTGTACCTTGGCGGCGAATGTCGTATTCTGATTCGACAGCCAAGTCCATCAGCTTCACTGTACCCACAGCAGATGTGTGAGCAATGATAGCTGTTGTATTTGCAGCGTTCACAGCTTGCGCTCCACCAGCACCACCAGCGTCAACACCCGTGCCTGTTACGTTAGACGTAGGCAGATGTGGGGTCTTGATCATCTTGATGCCAGCAATCTCAGGCATATTACCTGAAGCAATGCTGCCTGAACCCTTGAAGTCAGCGTTGGCTGCGTTAGAAGCGTTAGCAAGCAAGTAGTATTGCTCTGGCTTCACAAAGCAGAAGCGGCCTTCGGATGGGACATAGGCGTCATCCAGTGCTTCAGCAGCGTCAAAGATCGAACCGATCAGTGAGGTTGCGTTAGTATTGGAGTCGGCATCGGTGATGATGGTACCAGCAGCATAGCCAGAATCGCCTACGTTAGCGGTTGCAGCAGCAGCTTGAACCATAGTTTGCAGAACGTGCTTGTCCATCTGGAAAGCAAGCGCACGGCCCATCTCAGCGGAGTACACTGAACGGACATCGTAGTGGTTCTTAGCTTCCTGAATGTTTGCAATGAAGTGCGAACTCAGAAGCAGATCGTTAATCGTAATTACCTTCTCAGCGTGGTTCAGGTCTGTGCCTGTGATTTCTGCGCCGGGAGTATGGTAAGCGGCTGAACTGCGGCCCATGACAGGGAACTGTGCAGACTTGCCGTTTGCGATAGTACGGGTCATGTGCTTATCAGCAGTAACAGTTGCCTGTTCAAAGCTGGTAAGTACCTCTCCCGCAAACACCTTCAAGAAAAGAGTATCAGCGGTACCCGTGTTATTCACCTGACCTAGATCAGAGATATTGGCGTTTGCCATAACGGTATTCCTTTGTTTGAAAAAGTTGTGTTTGGGTGTTCTTCAACTAATCCAACGACACACTGAAGGGTGTTCTCCGCAGAGAGCCTTTATGCTTGTAGGTAGTAGAACTTAGCAGCCTGAGTAGGCTGACTATTGTAGGTTGCTGCGTTCCAGCTTCTTTTGTACAGCGGCACGGAACGCTGGGTCTTTCGCATATTCAGGCGAACCCATTTCTTTAGTGACTTGCGCCCAGCTTTGGTATGAATCCACGGAAGAAGAGGCTCTGCCCCCTACCAAATTAGGCTCTGCATTACCCCCCGCACGGTAGCGGTTGAGTAAGCCATCAATAGCGAGTCTTGCTTGTGATGCGTTCCCTGACGAAATCGCTTCATTGTAAGCGTCAATCTCACCTTCTGTTAGATTATCAGAAGCCCATTCGGCTAACTGAGTATAGTTATCTTCACCCCCCGCATACCCGTATAGTTCACTCTGGTATGATTGGGAGATGGCTTGCTGACCCTCAATATAGGAATCCACCATTTCTTGTGGGATACCCTGTGCAGCTAGGTCAGCATATGTTTGTTCTGAGAGTCCACCTGTTTCAGCGAACTCATTACTAAGGGCATCGAAATCTAGCCCCGCATTTTCTACAGCTTGTCGAGCATCCTGTGCAGCCTCTGGCTCAGTTGGTTCACTATCGCTCTGAGTAGCCTCTTGGCGGCTCTGAGTGAATTGTCTCTCCAACTCTCCATATGCTTTAGAAAGCTCTTCAGGAGACTTAAACTTTTCTGGTAGCCACTCAGGACGGTCTTCAGCAACTTCTGGTACTGGTGTTTCACTTCCTGTGACATTGCCTTCCATTTGTACGGTTTCAGCCATTATTTTGATTGACCCTTCTGGATGATGTTGCCTTTGGAGTTCATGTATTGAACCCCTAGTTCAGCATCCTCAGTTCCGGGCCACGCTGGGTACTCCTGTTTTTTTGGTGCGGGAGTAGCCTTTGGGTTGTCCTTCTTCAAAGACATCTTAGAGTCAGTCATATTTATTCCTGTGGTTGTTGCATATCACCTTTGGCGTATTCTTTTAGGACACCCGGTGCTGCCTCTTGCATGGTCTGAGCAAGCATCATTTGTTGTTGCTCTTCAGCCTGACGTTGCTGTTCTTCTTGCATCTGCTGGTCTGTCTTGATTAGACCGATAGTGTCAAGGCCGTGGCCTGTAGCGAGGCGGGTGTTTAGATCGTCAAAGTTGATACGCTCTAGTGCTTGAGGATACGCCTGTGCGATCTGCACAAGGTCTGCAATATACCCTCTCACTTTGTTGAGATCATTACCTCTGCCAAGGGCTTCCACGCCTGTAGTAATGACAGGTGTGACAGTACCCTTGGGCAGCTTTGGTATCTTCTTGGCGGCTGACATCCTGTCCATAAGGATGTTGACCAGTGGTAGCTGTAGCTCCTGTGAAAGAATGGAGTACACACCACCCAAGGCAGTCTCTAGCTCCTGCGCCATGAACCTAATCTCTTCTGCCGTAACTCGTTCAGCGTTGCGCTGGATGGCAGTGTTGAGTAGGAAGGCGTATGCTAGACGGTCTTCGATGCGCTGTACTGTCTCCAGAACAACACGCATATCAGGATATTTCTCTGTCTGTAAAACTCTGACATCTTCAGGTTGACCTATAATAACGTCACCATTCTTAGATGTGGAGAGGTCACGCCGCTTTACCGATGCGTTAGGACGCACCATAAAGACCAGCTTTGCGCTGGCAGCAGCGGAGCTTACGAGGGCTTCCATCAAACCTTCTAGTGACTTGAGGTCACCAAGGTATTCCTCTACATAGGAACGCCCGTAGTCTTCACCATCAAGGTGAACCATACGCAGCGGTATCCAAGGCAGGAGGTCTTTCTTATAACGCCCCTCAGAGCCGGGTATAATATTACCCTCGACTTCCTGATAGACAGAGTAATAGTCCTTGTCTTCTCTATAAACTTTTGTGTAAATCTTCAGCGGCTCATCGCCATTGTAGTCTATGTTCTCAATGCCTTCTGGCAGTGACTTAGGTGACACAGACTCTTGGACGATAACCTCTAACAATTCCCCGGCTGGGTCACGCTTGATCACATATGATGATAGCGGAAAGACACGCAACCCGTTCTTCTTGGGGATGTGCAGCAGGACATTTCCTGCCACGACTAAATGCTTTAGTGCTTCAAATGCAAAGACACGCAGCGCACGAAACTCAATCTCAGATTGAACCTCACGCTCAATGCCAGCTAGTCCCTGTTCAATCTCTGCCCGTAGTTCCCCTTCACCGTCAAGCTCTTGCTTAGTCTTAGTGTCCATACCAAGACGGAAGAAAGGTGAGTTAGGTGGGAAGAGAAGTAGCATGAGCTTAGATGCGAGGTTGTTGACACCTCTGGCACCTATGCTTTGGAATGGTTGATATAGGTCAGTCGCTGAACTAAAACCTTCTGGAGTAATCAAGGATGGCAGAGTAAGTTCTGAACACTCCCTTGCTCTATCCAGATAAATCTCCCTGTCAGCCGTGAGTTTATTGTACCGCTTGGCACAGGAAGTTGATTCGTGCATAACTTAGTTCCTATACTTTGACAACATTAAGTCCGACACCTTTATTCTTGGTCTGACCTTTGGTCTTCTTTACCCGTAAGTCTGTGCGGTCTGTGGCTGTGCCTGACCTGTTGACCAGTAGAGCGTTGTATCCTGCTGACGCAAGCTGGTCACCAAAGTTACGGTTGTCAGTTGTGTCTTCAGGTTTAGGCTTTGGCTTTTGCTTAGGTTGCACTGGCGCATTATTATCATCGCTACCAGAATCACCTGTAACCCTATCAGGGTCACGCCCGGTCAACTGACCACGTTCATTACGAGTACCAGTGATGTTACCCTTGCGGTCTGTGACAGCGGTTTCACCAGCCATAAGATTGTCGAGCATACGCTGTGCAGTAAACTTACCGATAGCATTGAGTGCCATCGCAGCCGCACTAGGTACGCCTGATAGCTGCCCTACCTCTGCCCGTTGTTTAAGATTAGCAAGGGAATCCGCAGTGATGTTTTGCCCGGCAACCGCCGCACCTTTTTGACCTAAGACAGCTACAGCAGCACCGGGTGACAGTCGAGTGTCACGGGGTCTAGTAGGCTTATCTTGTTCTCTGCCAAAACCGGGGTCACGCCCTGAACTGTTACTTGAAGTGTTCGATGGACGGCTTGGTTTAGAAGGTGTTGTATTACGGGCGGCTCTCATGATTGCGTCATCATACGGTGTCGCCTTGGGAGTTACCCTTGCTTTTGTCTGTGCCTTTGTCTCGTATCTAGGCGTGGAACTTCTTTTGTTGTCGTTACCACTATTGCCGCCGGGACTAGATGATCCTCCACACATAGGTGTCTCCTTATCCTGTAGCTATGTTGACACCAGTGCTGCTGCCTAATCCACCGACAGACTTGTCTTGGAAATTGGAAGACTTTGGCTTGACCCGTAGGCTGTCCCTATCAGTTGCCCCCTGTCCTGATTTGTTTACCAGTGTAGGGTTGATAGCTTCGTTAGCTAATTGATCTTCAAACGACTTCTGTTGTTCAGCAGCTAGTCGCTTAGACTCTTCTAACTGACGCTTGTAAGCGTTTTCCATCTGTGATGCTTTTGCATCGGCCTGTTGTTTAACGAACAAGCCAGCAGCAACGGCAGCAACATAAGGGGCAGCAGGGCCACACATAGTTTAATCCTCCGGGCTAGGGTTTTCTTCCCGCCTTTTCAACTCTAGTAGCCATTGGATAACAGACCTCTGACCAGCTTTGTACCACACCTCTCTGTCAGTCCACTCTAATCTGGCTGACTCATCGGGGTACACTTGGTCTAAGATTTCTATTAGTTGATCCACACTATACGGGAGACTTAGTATTTCTTTAGACATGGTTGTCCTCTTATGGAGTGGGTATTATTCGCAGGACTTCTGTCCAGTGCTGGGGTCAATGAAGCAAGCCTCTGTTTTTTGGTCTTCTTCTTTTACCTCGTTCAATATCCCATATCTTTTTCCAGCGGCACGGAAGGTAGTTATTCCTTTGCATCCTGATTTCCAAGCATCGTAGTAGAGGTTCTTGAATTGCTCATAGCTAACATTGTCACCCACGTTACAGGTCTTCGACACAGCGGAGTCCACAAACTGAGATGTTAATGACAGGACAGACAGGTGTTCCTCTGCGCTGATCTCATTGGCTGTTCGCCCTGAGTACCCCTGACGATAGGCATAGTCCTCGACACGCTGCACCGTATGCCCGTCAAACTGCTGGATGGTACGGTCATAGTAGAGACTGAACGGTGGTTCGATCCCTGACGATACGTTGTCAGCAGTCAGGCTGATGGTGCCTGTAGGTGCGATAGATGTGAGGTGAGAGTTACGGATGCCTTGACGCTTGATCTTCTCCTGTACCCAATCAGGCAGAGTCTGGATAAACTTACCCTGCATATAATGATATTCATCATACAGCGGGAAGCTGCCCTTCTGTTCTGCAAGGTCAGCAGATGCTGAGTAGCAGTGATCACGGAGACACTCTAGTACAGTCTCAGTAAACTCCATGAATTGCTCAGAGGCGTATGGCAAACCACACATCTCACCAGCGTTAGCCAAGCCTGTGACACCAAGACCCATACGGCGTTTGTTTCTTGCCTCTGTAGCCTGTGCCTCAAGTGGGTAGATGGTACGGTCAATGATATTATCCATCGCCCTGACAACTGTGTAGATGTCCTTGACAAACAAACCATAGTCAAACTTCTGATCCAGTACATACTTGGTCAGGTTGAATGAGCCAAGCAGACAGGCACCGTATGGTGGCAGAGGTTGCTCACCACATGGGTTAGTGGCTTCGATGGTTTCACAGTAGTGTAGGTTGTTCATCTTGTTAATGGTGTCGATGAACAGTACCCCCGGTTCAGCCCAATCCCATGTGCTACGCATCACCATGTCCCACAAGTTCTCAGGGTCTACCTCTTTGTAGACTTCACCGTCATACTCCAGAGGGAACGGCTTACCATCTTCAAGGCACCGCATGAACTTGTCGGTCACACCAATAGAGATGTTGAACCCTGTCAGCTTGTCGCTGTTGTTCTTGGCTGTGATAAACTCTTCGATATCGGGATGGTCAATGCGGAGTACACCCATTTCCGCTCCACGCCTGTGGCCTGATGAGGCTATGGTTTGGCACACGGCGTCAAAGATGCCCATGAAACTGACAGGGCCAGATGCCTTAGACTCTAGGCTCTTGATGCGGTCACCACGGGGACGCAGCCGGGAGAAGTCATAGCCGATA